CGTTTGCTCAAAAAGTAGTTGAATCGGACTTGGATGTTCCGGAGAGGTGTAAATATATAAAACGGGCTATGGTGGGGATTGGTGGTAGTTCCTGTCCAAACGAATTTCCTCCATACCTTGCTCGAGAGATATATTTGAAGTATTGTCAGTCCGGAGCGAAGATATTAGACCCTTGTGCCGGATGGGGTGGGCGGTTGCTTGGGTTTTACTCAACGGGATTGAAGGGCGAGTATGTTGCGACCGACCCCTCCTCTAAAACATATAGCGGGCTGAGAAATATGTTGCAGTTTTTAAAAAGTGCCGACAGTATAATTCATCCGGATGTAATGTTGCATAATCAACCCTTTGAAGATTTGGCGATTAGTGGAGAATATTACGATTTCGCATTTACGTCACCACCATATTTTGATGTTGAGATGTATGCAAACGACGAAAGCAATCAATCTCACAACCGATATCAATCCTACGATGTTTGGTGCGAAGGATTTTTAAAGCCGTTTATTAATAAAACAATGGGGGCTTTAAAGCCAACAGGTTTATTTTTGGTTAACGTGAGCGACAAAGTATATCCATTGGAAACTTCAATCCGCACGATTTGCAACGATTCTTACGATGTAAAAAAAGCAAATTTTAGGCTTGGCGTGGATGGAATAGGTATGCGTTCATCAAACGCGGAGGATGGCGAAAGATTTATAGAAATACGCAAATAATGATTCCCAAGCCGCCCAACAAAATCAATCTTGACGAAAAACTCAATCGGGTATTCTCAAAGTATATCCGTTTCCGGGATGCTCTGAAAACCACCGGCACGCTCGAAGCTTGCGTCTGCGTAACCTGCGGAAAGCAAAAGTCTATTGCTCAGATAGATGCAGGACATTGTTTCCGCCGAGGACGGGACGGAACGAAGTATGAAGAAACCAACGTCCACGGTCAGTGTAGAGGATGTAACGGAGAACAGCACACCTTCGGTCGGCAGTATACCCACAAAATGTATATCAAAATGACCCACGGAGAAGAGGAATTGAATCGCCTGCAGTATCTATCCGGCAAGCTGGTCATTCAACGCCGGGACGATTGGTATCTGGAAAAGATAGAATATTACTCGCAAAAACTGAAAGCGATGGGCGTAAAAATTTGAAGCTCTCCCTATTATATATTCTTATATTCTTATATTCTTATATTATATGTCACTTGTCAACATATCTTTTCATATGACTATAAAAGACACAAAAAAGACCAATGAAACTGATTAATCCAATACGCTCTATAATAGAGATTAAAACAAAAAACAGAAAAGTCCGTCCGACCCGCAATTCTGTAAGGAAGATTTCAAGCAAATGATGATTTCCCGTAAAAGTGTAGGCTCAAAATCCAGACCGGCAAAGCAGGCAGAATGTCGAAAAGTCCAATTCCCGCACTCGCCCCGGAAAGCCGCAAGGCTTCTCAAGCAGGCAAGGAAGAATGCAGGTTCTCAGGTAACTCTTCCCAAGCGTCAAGGAGGAAATTGACTGAACAAGACATTATCCTTGCCCCGATTTTCATTCTCACCGCTTTATTCTTATATTTCAGAATATTATCCATACTTTTTTCCAAAAAACGAAAATTCAAGAAACCAATCATTCCAGAAAACCTTTATTTTATAGGTGATACTTACATAGGTCAATACGATGGCACAAAAATCATTCAACATAAAGCGGAAAATCAAGGCTCAAAAGAAACAGCAAAGGAAACTTTTAAAAAAGGCTGGAATCATTCCTGATTGTAAGAACGAACAGAAACCGGAATTGAAGCAAGGAAGTTGACGTGGCATCACCAAGATTTACACCGGAACAGCGAACGGCAATGAAAGCAGATATTGCGGATATGATTCTGCGAGGTCTGGACAATGCTTATATGTCGAAGAAGCTTGGTATTGCTCCGAGTCTCGTTTGTTATTATCGTGACAGAATCGAAGAGGAGTGGCGATATGAGTCATTGGATGACATCGATTTATGGAAACGCCGGGAATTGAAAGTCTTGGAATATCTTTACCGTCAGGCGTTGGAAGGATGGGAGCGAAGTCTTACAGAACAGAAGAAGCAAAAGCAATCAGTGACCAAGAATGGAACCGGTGAAGATTCCACAACGACACAGGCAAAGTCTGAAGTCCAGAAGCAGGAACGTTCCGGAGACCCGCGCTTCCTTTCGGTAGCCAATGACCTGCGTGCGAAGATTATTTCATTGCTCGGACTCGAAAAGAAGATTGGCGAGAAAGACAATGATGATATGCCGGTGTCACCTACGGAAGCACGGAAAGAACTTGCTCGAATCTTAAAACGTAACAAAATAGATTCTATCGAAGATATTTACGATGCGGAAAAATTCAAACCGAATCCATCCAACTGAGGCACGGAAAGCGACCAGAATTGTGCAATATCTTGAGAACATAGCACGCTGGCAAGCAAGTCCGATAGATTATATGGTCGAGCGTCTTGGCATACGGCGCGAGACTCTGGATTGGATGTTGCTTGAAGAATACCATACTCATAAATGGGATGGCACGCCGAATCCTTTGAGAGCCGTTTGTGAGGCTCTTGTTCGCAATGAATGGATAGGTGTAGAATCAGCCAATGCGACCGGGAAAACATTTCTTGGTGCCGGACTTGCTTTATGGTTTTTCGAATGCTTTGAAGATTCAATGGTCATTACCACAGCACCGAAGCAAGCACAACTTCAACTTCATATCTGGAAAGAAATCGGCAGGGAATTTAACAAACTCGGTAAAGGGCATTTGAATAAACTTCAACTGCGGATGATTGAAGGCTCAGACGAGTGGACGATTATCGGTTTTGTGTCGGGTGTCGGTGCAAGCGAGGATGTAGCAACAAGGGCTCAGGGTTTTCACGCGACACATATGTTCGTAATCTTGGAAGAAACTCCTGGCATACCACAACCGATAATCGATGCTTTTATTAATACTTCGACAGCACCACATAACTTAGTTCTTGCTCTTGGCAATCCTGACCATCAACTTGATACTCTGCACAGATTCTGCCGGATGGATAACGTGACGAATGTCAGAATATCCGCACTTGACCATCCAAATATTGTCTTAAAGAATCCGAACTTCATATCCGGTGCAATTTCTGAGCAAGGCATACAGAGAAGATTAGAACGTTATTTATCCGTTGACAATCCGATGTATCTTTCCCGCGTCCGTGGCATATCACCAACACAATCAAGAGATGCCTTGATACGCCTTGAATGGTGCTTTGAAGCATCAAAGAAATTCGACGAACTCCGTGGTGATAATGACAGGATTGATGAATCGAAAATCGTAGGCTTGCAGTCTCTTGGATGCGATGTTGCAAACTCAGAAGCAGGCGACAAGGCGGCTGAAGCCTACGGTAAAGGAAACGTCTTACTGACCATCGAGGACTTCCCTTGTCCAAATGCAAACGAATTTGGACATTCGATTCACAAGAAGATTCACGAGTTCGGAATTGCGGCTCATTGTGTAGCAGTTGACGGTGTTGGTGTCGGAGCGGGCGCGGTCAATGCTTTGAAAGAAGATGGCGATACAGTTTACGATGTTCAATCCGGGGCGGGCTATGTCAAACTTGAAGGGATGGTTGAAGAGTTCCAGAACTTACGCTCTCAGATGTGGTGGCAGGCTCGCATCGACTTACAAAAAGGACTGCTTATCCTTCCACGCGACGACGAACTCTTTGCTGACTTGACGACTCCTAAATGGACAACAAGAGGTGGCAAGATATTTGTAGAGTCAAAAGAGGAAATAAAAAAACGTCTCGGAAGGTCTCCCAACAAAGGTGATGCTTTCGTATATTGGAATTGGGTTCGCTCGCAACGAGCAGTTCAACCGGCTATGACAGGAATGGAAGATGCAAAGGATGAATCAGTGAAAACAAATTCCGGTTTCCGTTATAATCCATCTGGAAGTCAGAGAAGAAAGTCAAGCTTTTAAAATGGGAAAACTTGGAATAATGGGATTGAATTTATTAAGTTGGTTGCCGTCGTTTGAAGAAGGTGGTTACGTTCCACAGATGCCCTTGACAGAAACGCCACCACAAAACGGGAGTGGAGTTCCACCCCCACCGATTCCATCGGCAGATATGGATGCAGGAACGAAGATGTATTATCATTCAGGTATTTATGTAGACGATAAAGGACGGACTATTCCATCAGAACTCGCGGAAGAATACAAGAGAATCAGACAAGAACAGAGATTGGCGCAATTTGAACTCGGAAGTATAAATATGATGGTCGGAGATACGCTCACATTAAAACCTGTAAGTAAGAATGCCATAAAAGTGAAGCAAGAAGAGAAACCAAAACTCAACCGCAGATTCGACTTCGGAGATGAAGAATGATTGAAGCACTCAGAACGTGGCTCGGTTGGTTGTTCGACGGTAAATTTGAGTCGGGTGGTTTTATAAACAAACCTAAAATCAAGACCGAGAAAGATTTTATGCAAGACCATTGGGCTGGACTAAGAAAATTAGAGCGTATTATTTTTATAATGGAACATCGAAACTAAAACGAGAGAGAAAGGAAAGACGAATGCTCGAATATCTTCATATCGAATTACCGGAATGGCTTTATGATGCGATAGATTCGATTCTTAAATTCATCCGCAGTTTAAAACCTGCAACGATTACGGGAATCGAATTCATAACCGAAGATGGTAATATTCGGGAACAGTTTTTCATAAATGCGAAGCGACACGTCCGCGACCACGAGGGAGATTGTAAACCGGAAATGAAGTGCCAGATATTAGCAGTCAAGAAAATTAAAGCAGGAAAAGACAAGGTCAAAATATATTTCGATGGTAATAAAATCATATTTCACAAAGCAGACATCAGGACAACATACCTGAAGAAAGTGTGATGAGACAATGCCAGAACAAGACCTTGCCTTCGTAAGAAGTTTCAAAGATACTTCATCCTTCGCCGTGATGAAAGCCGCTCAAGTTGGATTAGTTGGAACTGACTCGGCAGATGAAGGAAAATACATTAAACTCTCAAAAGTCTCCGTCACAGATTTAAAAGAATATTCATATGAAGAGGCTCGAAAGAAATCCTTTTACTTGTATCAACGCAATGCTCTGGCAAAGCGAGTCATTGAAATCTTTGCCGACTTCTGTTCCGGTGACGACCTCGTTGTAAATATCAAGAAGATGCGCCGCGCTGAAGGAAAAGACATCGAAGTCGAAGATGATAATTCCGGTCAACAGGTATGGGATGATTTTTATGAAGACCCCGTGAATCATCTTGACCAAGACTTTGCAGGTATGCTTATTGATTTATTTATCAATGGAGAACTTTCCATTCCCGCATTCGTGAATCCGTCTAATGGTAGCGTAAGGCTTGGTTACATTGCACCGCAGTATATCAAGTCCGTCGTTCCACTGCCAAAGAATCAACGCGAGATAGATTTACTCGCCATTGGTAAACCTGATGGAGTCAGCGAAGATAAATTAAAAGTCATTCGTTGGAATTATGAAGTTGCGACCACCGATGAGAATTATAATAAACTCGCCGGTGAATGTTTCTTCTTTCGGATGAATAAAATCCCTTCGCAGAACCGGGGCTATCCTTTAATCTTACAGCATATAGATTGTCTTGATGCTTTCGATAATTTTCTTTTCTCCACCGTTGAAGGCTTTGATGCCCGTAGTCGGTATTTTTATGATGTTAAGATGGAAGGCTTGACCGAGGAACAATTAAAAAATAAAACGGTTCACGTTCCTGCAAATGGAGAAGCGAATATACATAACGAGAAAGTTACGTGGGATGTCATTACTCCTGATTTAAAATCATCAGATTATATGTCGGCTGTAAACGGACTCCAAGACTTCGCAACCGGAACAATGGGACTTCCCAAGACATGGTTCGGTAAAGGCGACGAGGTCAATCGTGCAACGGCAGAAGCCTTGACCGTCCCGACGATGCGTATGCTTGCAAGGACTCAGAAAACCACGAAGGATATTTTAAAGTTTATGGCTTTATACGTTCTTCAATGTGCGGGAGAAAAAAATACGAGACTTCTGAAAGCCGATGAATATTTCGATGTTGAGGTTTCGATGTTCACTCTCGGTGGAAAAGATATTGAATCAACCGGAACGGCATTCGTAGCATTAGTCAATGCGCTTGCTATCGCAGAGGACAAAGGATATATACTCGCCGATGATGCGAAGAAAGTTGTATCAGGTATGCTTTCAAAGCTCGGTGTCGAAGTCGAAGAGTCTGAGTCGGTGGAAGATGTAAAGAAAAAGAATCTGGACAAGAAGGATAAAAAGGTATACGATAAATTACCAGAACCACCACAAATGGATTAAGGTAAACTGAAAGGAGGTGAGAACAATGAAGCAAGAAGTAGGTAAAGCGGTAACGTATGTGGATGAAAAAGGCATCGAACATATTGCTATAATCACGGCAATATGGGAAAGCGAATATCCACACACAGGAAAACCCGGACTGAATCTTGTCTATGTTTCAGACAATGAAACGGAGACAGATAACTATGGTCGGCAGATTAAACGCGTGAGTTCTATAATTCACAAGGTTGGTCAACCGGCTCCCGGCAATTTCTGGTTAGAATAAAATATGATTATGGAATCCAAGAGAAACCTAAAATCATATTTATGACAAGGAGAATAAAAATATGAATTACTTTATCATCTTCGGCTTGTTTTATTTTATGGGCTGTCTTATGATGCTCGGTTTTGCATTGTCTACCTATGAGCTTCACAACAAGTTGTCATTATTTATTTTTCAGATTATCGGTTCTTGGTTCAGCGCCGGTTTCCTTTTTGGTCAGATGTTAGTAGAGAAACGAAATGCTGAAGCGATATTCAAGCGTCAAGTGGCACTGCAAGCAGAGCGAGAGAAACACGAAAAGAAAAAATCTGGAATCATTTTACCGGCACAACCTTCGGGAAGAGTTATATAAATGCCTCCGAGACTTGCACCGCAAGAAACTTTAGATTCTATCAACGACCTGATTCGAAAAATCGAAGAGTCGGGGCGTATGGATGTTGCTCGAATTATCGAACGATGGCGACAATCGGTAGTTTATGAGATTGCGAACTCTGGAAAGTTGGATGCACTCTCGGCAGATGTATTAAAAAATAAACTTCACTCAATCAACGATGCAATCGGAAAAGATTTAATCGGAAAACTCACAGACAATCAGAAGCGTTTATTTGTAAAAGGAATTCAAGTCGTTGATAAATATCTTGAATCTGGAAAACTGAATCTCGCCGCGCCTTACTTATCAGAGCATAAACTTGATATGCTAAAAAGTTATTCGGCGGACTTAGTGACGGGAATAATGGATGACGCGAAGAAAAGAATCGGAACCGAGATTTCAATGGGAGCATTAGGTCAAAAGTCCAGAGAGGACATCATTTCGGCGATAGGAAACAATCTTGATGACTCGTCAGTATTTGGCACGATAGCAAGACGGGCACAAGTCATATATCAGACCGAGACAAAGCGAGTCCAGAATATAGCCACAAACGACCGTCTAAAGCAGGCTTCGACGCAGATTCACGACCTGCGGAAACGCTGGCTACATAGTCACATAGGCATTCCAAGACCATATCATTTATTGATGGATAGAAAAACAATCCCGGTAAATGAACCTTTTATTCTCAGGGGTGCGGATGGAATTACTTACGAGATAATGGAACCGCACGACCCGATTCTACCGGCGGGCGAAACGATAAATTGCCGATGTGTAATCTCTCCGGTCGTCTTAAGATTCGAAGAAGGTTCCACGTGAAACAAAAAAAGTTTATTTTTTTATTGACATTAATTTGAGATTGTTTTATTTTTATGCCGTGATGAATACGGTTCATACATAGTTTTAAAACAGGCGGTTCGGGCACGTGGAGCTTGAATCGCTTTTTTATTGTTCTCTCAAAATAATTAAGTCCCAAAGTTTGCAACCTGAATAAGGTGCATTCCCGAGGCGAAAATACGAAGACGTTCTCCCCAGCGTTTTCTGTTTTCGCCTTTTTTATTTTTAAGACAGGAGAAATGATTTATGAAAAAAGAAGAACTTGATGTTAAGATAGCCGGACTTCCTAAGAAAAAACGGGAAGAGATACAATCCATTCTTGATACCGCAGGCAAAGAGGCATTCGATAAGGCAAGCCTCGAAGGCAAGTCCGAAGAGGAAGCACAGCAAGCTGGACTTGATGCGGCACTCTTGGCAGGCGAAAAATATTTCTCCGAACTCGAAATGCAAGCGGCAAACAAACAGACACCCCCGGCACAAGAAAAGAAATCCGAATTGATTATTGATTGGGGTGGCTATGCAGTCCTTCAACTTGAATCCTATGCGAAAGATTTACGCGCCGAGATTCGGAAAGTTTGCAGTAAAGACAAGAAAGTCTTGGTAACAGGTTTCTGCGGTGCGCCTGAAGAGGAAAAGAAAAAGGGAAAGAAAATTAAAGTTATGGTCACAGGCGACGTTGAAGGTATCAAACGAGTTTACGTATAAGGAATTCTTGAAATGAAAATCCTTTTATCTGATAAAGCATATTGGCACGCTCGAAGTCTGATTAAAGCCGGACTCATAGAGCGTGGGAACTTCTCGTTCTCCAAAGTAGACTTCACGAAACTACTCGGTGAGAATGGAAATGATTATGATGCCGTCGATGCTTTCCATTTTGCACAAGACGGTGACGTAGCAGAGAAAACCGATGGACGATATATTTATCCATACGGCAAGAATGGTTCGTTGTATGAAAAGGCACTCGATAGTATTCTTGAAGAGGCTTCTGTCGCTGGTCACACGAGTGTAGTAGAAACGGTAAACAATATGAAGCGTGAAATTGCAGAACGCGACGCGGCAGAGAAGCAACAAATCTCTCTCGACTTGAGTATTCAAGCAGGAAAAAAGATTGACAGCACAATCGTTCTTGGTTCGCAGTTCGCAAAGAAAGAAAAAGATTCGACTCAGACCGGAATGCAGTGGGATGTTGTGATAATGGAAGCGGGATTGACCAAGACAGAAAATCCCACCTATATCACGAAGGCTTCTTTGGAAGCATCGAAAGATGTTTTTAATGGTGCAAAACTTTACGCAGTTCTTGAAGGTGATTATTACGGTCATAAGAA